AAAACACCCCTTAAGAACAAGGATGTTGCTGAATACTTTAAGAAAATTTATCCAGGTGCTGATAGTAGTACACTTAGTTCGGCTGCGGAGGAGTACACTGCTAATCAAAATCATAAAGTAAGATTAGCCAAACTAGAGCCATCACTGAAATTATCAGATATTGATATACTTGCCCACCTTATTACACCAGAACAAATTGATGAGTATGAAAGAAAATCAGGAAACTAATTCGGGGTACAGTTGTGAACACTGTTCTAGGACTTTTGTACGTGAGTCCACGCTACTAAAACACCTCTGCGAACAAAAACGCCGGTGGTTGGACAAGGATAGACCTGCTAACAGGATAGGTTTTGGTGCATGGAAGGATTATTTCAATACACACCACCCAAATAAAAAGAAAACAGAATATCAAGACTTCTATAAGAGCAACTACTACACTGCATTTTTAAAATTCGGTAGTTACTGCCATGATATTGGAGTACTTAATCCATCTTACTACGCAAAATGGCTGGTAAAGAATAAAATATCAATTGACAATTGGAATTCTGACTCAACTTACACAAAGTATGTGGTAGATTATTTGCAAGACGAAGATGCAATGGATGCAGTTAAGCGGTCAATAGATTCCTTGTTAGATATGACTAACTTAAACAATATCCGTCTACAGGATGCTTTTAGATATTTAAATCAAAATAAACTATGTTATACTATAACCACTGGAAAGATTAGTCCATGGTTACTATACAATAGTACAACTGGTATAAGTTTCTTATCAGGGCTGGGTTCAGATCAAACTGCCATGATTTTTGAATATATACAGCCAGAACGCTGGGCTATAAAGTTTAGAAAACATCAGGATGAAGTAGCAGAAATTAAAAAATTGTTGAGTGGTATACCCCTATGAAATTTACTTCCGATATTGATATAGATTTTGCTGATCGGGATGAATTATTAAAACATATCATCCACACCCCCGCCTCAATAAGGACAGGTGGATCTGTAAAAAAGCATAATACTGGCATATATCCCACTGACATACCGTTTGATCCTATAAACCGTGTATCAGCACTAGATTATAATAGTGCGGAGGATCGTGGATACATTAAACTTGACTTACTTAATGTATGGATTTATAAGTTGGTAAAGAACGAAGAGCATTTGATCCAGTTAATGGGTGAACCTGACTGGTCTATCCTGAACAATAGGGCACTGTTTGAGAAATTAATACATATAGGCAAACATTGGGATACTAAAAACAGGATGCCAGAGGAGATTAATAGTATACCCAGGCTTGCTATGTTTCTTAGTATTATCCGTCCTGGTAAAAAACATCTAGTTGGATTACCCTGGAGTGAGGTCGCTAAAACAGTGTGGATAAAACCAGAGGATGATATATATTACTTTAAAAAAGCACACGCTATATCCTATGGCCAACTAGTCGTGATTAATATGAATATTATTTCTGAATTGGGTGGAGCCATACCGTAATAGTTATGGCATACGTTTAACTAGGGTAATACTCCTGCGTTTAATACGTTTCTTTGCTATATCGTTTAGACTAATAACCGGACCATGTAGTATGGTAAGACCCTTGTTCATAAAAGTTTTTAAGTAGGGTTTAAACGGACTCCATTCATCCTTTAGAAATAAATTTATTGGAATTAGCCTGTTACTCTCCCACCACCATTGATCACCCAAATCAAGAAAAATACGTTTAAGGTTCTGTTCTGTTATTGAGCCGTAGTCATAAAAAGTAGTAATAGTATCGTCCCTGTTCTGCACAACCCCTATATATTCAACCCCAGCGTAAGAACAAACTGTTATATAGGGGTGATTGATAGTCAATTTTTGAAAGAAATCATTAGTCATTATCTACCATTATTTAACACATATTTATTCAAATATCGGACAAGAAAAATATTAGTTAGTTTTTAATAAATCTCCAGCCATTAACAACATTTCTTTTTCCTCTAATCATCGCATTTAAATTGCCACGATTTAAATTGAATTTTTCTATGATTTCATTTCTGGTAGCACTTATTATTAGTCCGTTATCGTGTTTAAATTTGAATTTAGTTGTGCAGGTATTTTTATGGGTGTATTTTTCTTGGGTAATTCTCCATCCATGGTATGATTTTAAATTTCCATTCCTTAGTAAGGATAGACCAGACCCTGAAAGATAAGTATATTTTTTTATCATTTCTGTATCAGTTAAAAACTCTACAATACCAGAAAGATGATAGAATTTATGTTTGGTAAGAGACTTTATTAATACATGTTTGGGTACTCTACCTTTGAGTTTTTCTTTTGTGGATTTTTTACCTTTTGGGCCACAATCTCCGCCATCTAATCCATTTTCTACTTTTAAATTTGCCCATTTTTCAGACTCAACTATCCTGTTTTCATATGAAAATTGGAGAGCATCTTCTAAAATCTCGCGCGGGTCGTAGTACCAGTCACTAATCCACAACGTCCTAATGTTCTTTTTGCCATGCAATTTAACATGTTTTTTCCATTGCGTCCCTGAACCAACATATTTTTCAATATCTTTCTTTATACTTTTACAAAAATAATAAATTCCAGCAAGTTCTTTTATGGCTAATCTAGTTGGACGAAACTTTTTATAATCTTCCGATGATAACTTTTTTTTATGATAAATATCCATGCTGATTGCTCCTTGATAGCATTTAGAGTGGTTGGGGTGTGAGATATCCGCGAACCACAATATTATTTAGTATAAAACCATAAATACTTTAAGTGAAACATAAATGTACTCTACCGCAGTCTATTACTATTTTCAAAGACAATTAGTAGTCTTGTACCAGGGTAATTCCGCTAGGAGATATAAAAAAGTGTATTCTAAAGAACTTACTATTAATCGTGGAGTAGACAATCTAATTCAATTTCAATTCCTAAATCAAGAAGAAAAGCCCGTTGATATATCTGGCAAAGATATAACTTGCCGTATTATAAGTTATACGGGTAAAGAATTATTACTACAGAAACAATTAACACCACTACTACCAGTTACTGGAATCACTACGCTACAGTTGTCAGCAGCAGATATTGAAAATATACCTAGCCAAATGTGTTACTATAGTCTGGAAATACCAGTAAACTCATTTAACTATCCAGTGTTTGTTGATGATAGCGGTGGCGCACGGGGCGTTATTAAATTAGTTGACAGTGTATTTCCTAGTTTTGTAGCATCAAGTAATATTACAATACCAACACATTTAAAACCAAGTTCAGGTGTCAGTCGTACTTACTACACTAGTACAATCTATACTGGTGGTGGTCCTACAATCACCGAGCAATGGTGGTTAGATAATTTCACTGGAACACTACAATTCCAGGGTAGCACGGTACTGGATTTTAGTACATTTTATGATATTGATTCGGAGTACACCTATACCGCATTTACTGGAACGGCTGGTCTAAACATAACTGGTTACCATCCGTTTATAAGATTAAAAATAGTAAATAATGGTACTCTACCCGCTGATGGCGCAGGCGATCTAGCCGGAGATATTACCAAACTACTGTCTAGATAATACCAACCAGGTTGAATTTTAGAAGAGTACCTGGTATAATCTAACGATGTTAGATATTTTACTTACCATTCCGGGCAAAAAACGCCAGACTAGTAGTGGCTGGTATGTATTTAATGGTGTATGCTGCCACCACCGTGGCCATAATCCGGACAAGAGGGCCAGGGCAGGAATAAAATTTCAAACCACTGATGATTGGTCATATTCATGCTTTAATTGTGGTTTCAAATGTGGTACTACTCCAGGAAAAAGTTATACCACCAATCTTAAGAAACTGTTACAGTGGTGTGGTGTGGACGAGGAGGAAATAGACAGGCTCAGTTTCCAATCATTTATGCAGCGTGGTGGAGACAGATATGTACAGCAGGCTGAGCCAAAAAAAATAGATTTCCAATCTGTACAACTACCCGAAGGCTTCCGTGATCTGGATCCAAAGGTAGATAGTATCCACATAAATTACCTGCGTGGTAGAGGCCTGGATCCTAATGGCTACCCATATAAAGTGGTTGATGGTGAAACACGGCAACGTTTGATAATACCATACTACTGGAGGGGCATGGTAGTTGGTTATACCAGCCGTTACTATGATGGTAAAAATCCCAAGTACATATCAAATAGCCAGAGTGGATACGTATTTGGTATTGATGCACAAAAAAAAGATTGGAGCATCTGCATCCTTGTTGAGGGACAATTTGATGCAATTAGCATAGATGGCTGTGCTTGTGGTGGTAGTAATATCACAGATGAACAGGCACAAACATTAAAAACACTTAACCGTAGGGTAATATTTGTGCCAGACCGTGACAAGGCTGGGTTGTCCGCATGCGACCGCGCACTTGAATTAGGTTATAGCGTTAGCATACCAAACTGGGGTACTGAAATAAAAGACACCAATGATGCAGTATTAAAGTATGGTAAATTACCCACCCTACTAAGTATAATTAAATCAGCAACAAGTAGCAAGGTTATAGTTGAATTACGGAGGAAAAAGTTACTATGAATGGTGAATATGGTGTAGAACTACAGGAGGTATTTCTACGTATGATGCTTACTGATTATAGTCTGTATACCCGTGTAAGTAACATTTATAATCCAGCAAACTTTGATAAATCAATCCGGAGTACTGCTAAGTTTATACAGGAGTACACTGAAAAGTATAGTGCTATGCCAGATCCTGCACAGATTAAGGCAACAACTGGATACCCAGTTGAACCAATTCCAGGTATGCGGGACAGTGATGGAGAATGGTGTCTGGATGAGTTTGAAAAATTCACACGCAGGCAGGAACTAGAACGCGCCATACTTAAAAGTGCTGAATATCTAGAAAAAGGCAACTATGATCCCGTTGAAAAACTAATAAAAGATGCGGTACAGATTAGTTTGACTAAAGATATGGGTACTGATTATTTTGCTGACCCACGTTCCAGGCTTATGAAAATAAAAAATAATAATGGGCAGGTAAGTACTGGCTGGCCATGTCTGGATAATAAACTGTACGGTGGATTTAATAGGGGTGAATTGCAGATTTTTGCCGGCGGTAGTGGTAGTGGTAAAAGTCTGTTTATGCAGAATCTAAGTGTTAACTGGGCCCAAGCAGGTCTTAATGGTGTTTATCTATCACTGGAGTTGAGTGAAGAATTGTGTGCTATGCGTATTGATAGTATGCTAACTGATATTGGCCAGAAAGAGGTATTTAAGCACCTAGATGATGTTGAGATGAAGGTTAAAATGACTAGTAAAAAGTCTGGCAGATTCTGGATTAAATATATGCCTGCCCAAAGTACAGTAAATGATATACGTGCATATATTAAAACACTACAGATTGAGGCTGGTGTACGTATTGATTTCCTGTGTGTAGACTACCTTGATCTCCTTATGCCAGTTAGTACTAAGGTTAGCCCCAGTGATCTGTTTGTTAAAGACAAATATGTAAGTGAGGAGATCCGGAATCTGGCCAAAGAATTAAATGTACTTATGGTAACGGCTAGCCAGTTGAATCGTAGTGCTGTTGAAGAAATTGAATTTGATCACAGCCATATAAGTGGCGGCATTAGTAAAATTAATACAGCAGATAATGTTTTTGGTATTTTTACTAGCCGTACGATGCGTGAACGTGGACAATATCAGATCCAACTTATGAAAACCCGTAGTAGTAGTGGTGTAGGACAGAAGATTGATCTTAGTTTCAATATAGAAACATTAAGAATTTTTGATGACGGTGACTCAACTGGTATGGCTTCTGCTAGTAGTAGTACATCAAATATTCTTAATAAGATTAAGGCAAGTAGTGTAGTTACAGATAAACAGGACGAGGATGAACCCGTTAAAAAGGTTCAGGGTGACGTAAGGAGTGCAATGCTATCCAGTATGTTAAATCAACTACGTAAGAGTTAACATTTAACTACACCTTAATAAATACTATTATGAAACGACATACAAAAAGTTTGCTTGAAGAGTTGACATCCCTTGGTAGTAATAGGGATACTAAGCATATCATAGAAAACAGGGCAGCAAACTTAATAGCAGGTGCTATACACCTACTTGAAGTAATACAACGTAATTATACACCAGAACAGGCAGAATTACTGGAGAAAAAATTACTGGTTGCTATTCGTGGAAGGGATGGCTCAAAGTTTAGTCGTTCATTGCAAAGGGTACAGTCAGATAATGAAACTAAATGAAATTTTTGGTCTGTCCGCACAAGAACGGGCGGCCCGTGCTATTGATCGTGAGGAACAGCAGGAAAAAGATGACCTCAACAATAAATTAAGGGCGGTAATATTCAAAAAATTAGATGCAGCACTACGTGCTGGTATTGCTTCTGGTACTGTTACTACGACGACCTCCACACCAGAAAGTTCACACATTGGCGGTGGATCTACTACAATAACAGAGGCAGCAACCCTGTCAGTATCACAATTTGTAAATGCCTGGTTTGATCAACTACTTAGAAATTATGAACCAGTGCCAGCAGCACAGAAGGCCGCGATTGATGGCGTTGCAAGGGAGATTGAAACACTATATGCAAGGAATCCAAATGCAGCACTATCATCTAAACTAGTGGATAGGGCAACTGATGTTGTTTTACAATTAAGGGATCAATACAAGGACAGAATGCCGCGGGCAGGTCAAAGGGCAAAGGTACAATATGTACCCCCGCCAAAAAATAATATTGATGCAACTAACCCATTTACATCAAAGGATGCACAATTTAGTTATACCTATGATGCTACCACAAGAACCTGGAGTCAGTGGAATAAAGTGCGTCAGGGTAAACCTGTAGTAAGACCCACCGGAAAAACTTTCAAAAGTGGCGATCAAGAGTGGGATATGATTAATGCAGAGTATGCAAGAGGCCCACAGGTTACTATATAATATTCTTTTACTGTGATAAATAATAATTATCAACGGAAGGATTTTCGGCTATGCGTATTGTAGAATTAACAGAGGGCAAGGAGTTAGATGAAGCAAGTCCAATGGGATTGCTATCTAAATTAGGCAGAAAAATACAGAGTTATGTTCCTGGCGGTACAGGTGAGGCAGGTAAAGCCCACTTGGATGTTGGCAACAGGGCAAATCAATTAAATAATGCATTTAGTAACTATGCTATTAGAGCCGGTATAAATTTAAATAATGTTCCCAAGAAAGAACTCCAAGATTTTCTTTCCCAACAACAGTTACCCGCTATAAAGTTTAATCAGAACTCATATAATTTAAAAGACAAAGAACAGGCAAAGAACGTTTGGTATTCAATAGCACAGGCTGCTTATAGACAAACTGGTAGTGCATACAATGCTCCTGCCTATGGACAACAATATGGCACTGCACCCACAGATGACGGTCAGGCAGCAGTGGCACCAGCACCCGCATCTACCGCCCCTAGCATGGACTACAGATCAGCAGTTGCTTGGTTAAGTGCAAACGCAGATCAACTTACACCAGCACAAAAACAAAAAATGGTTGATATGCTACAACCATCTGCTGGAATGTCATCAACAGGTGGTTCCCCAAGCCGGGTAAGACATTGATAGCATTTTTTTGGATAAATTGATAAATAAGTTTAGAGGTAGAACCCTCGATATTTAAGGAGAAATAAAATGGCAGCTTTTACAAGAACAAATGGCGATTCCGCCCAGGTAGCAGTATTTGACACACCAGCATATGTTAACGGTACAACATCTGGTACAGTAGGTCAACCAGTACAACCACAGGGTCCAAAACTAGTATTCATTACTGGTGACCTAGGTGGTGATCCAACAGCACAGTTTGGCGTTGGTGGTGCAATTGAAGCCGTACTAAAAACAGTTCAACTACTAATGACAGTCCATATGTATCAGTTTAATGCTGACGGTACCTACCGTATTGCAGCATATGACACAGGTACAGAGGTTGCAACATTTGGCACAGATTGGGATGGTGGTTCACTACAGGACGCCCTACAGGCCCTAGGCACAGTTAATGGTTACTCACTAGCCGCTGCAACAGCCGCTGCTGGTACACTAGCCTAAGCAGTTTTAGTCCTACACTAAAGCCCGGGTTTTTATCCGGGCTTTTTTTATTGTCTAAATAATCCAATGAAGGTTAGGTGTAGTACCCTGTTTGACATAACTAAAACTGGCATTAGTAGCCGTAGGGGTGCACTAGATGATCCAGGCTTTCTGCAAAAGGAAAGAAAACAGCAAAGTAATTTTGAAACAATATTACAGGTTGTTAGTCTACGGTGTCAGCCAGAGGATATTAGTGATCCTTTACTATTAATTATGGATGCAGGCAATCTTGGGTTTGAGTATACTACAGATAAGATTTGGAGTTTTACATTTACTGTATCAAGTGGACATTCATTTACTGATAGTAGCAATCCATTTGAACACCTTCTAGGTGACTGTAATGGGGTACCAATGTTTTCAGGTTTA